CAAGCGGCGTACGTCGTCCGCGGTCGGTACCATGGCGGCGTCCAGCTGGACACCCAGATCCTTTTCGAAGGCCGGACGCTGCAGATTCAATCGGTCGCCGACACGGACGAACGGCACAACGAGATCACCTGTATGGCTGTGGAAACGGTGGCCCGTGGGCGTGTCCCTCAAAATTGACGGCGTCGACTGGTTGCGCGACCAGCTGAAACGGCTGCCGGCCGATCTGATGGATGAGGCCCAGGCGATCGTCCAGGTCACGGCCGTCACTATGCAGCACGAAGTCATGGCGGCGTACCCGATCGGGCCGACTGGCAACCTGCGGAAAGACGTCAGCGTGAAAGTCGAACAGACCGATCGGGCTGGCGTCACGGCGTGGTGCTACAGCCGCGCGAAGCATGCCTGGTTGTATGAGCACGGGTCTGCGAAACGGTCCTGGAAGAACGGCAAGAACACGGGCGCCATGCCGGCGTCCGACGTCTTTATCCCGATTGCGATTGCTCGACGACGCGCCATGACCAGGGCGCTGATTGGAGTCGTCGAACGGGCCGGACTCTCTGTGTCTGGTTCGTCGGTTTAACCCTGTTTCCGTAGGAGCACAGTCACATGCCTGCACCCGTCGTCCCGCCCAACAATCCTGGCACCCACGGAAAAGAGTCCGTGATCGCGATCAAAATGAATTCGGGCGATCCCTGGATTCCGATCGGCAATGTCTCAGAATGGAGCCTGTCCAGAGCAAAGGACAAGGTTGAGACGACTTCGCTGGGCGACCAGAACAAGCGATTCGTGATGGGTCTGAGAGATACCTCAGGCACCGTGACGTCGTTCTGGGACCGTCTGGAAGACGTCCTGTTTGACGCGTCCGACACGGACGCTGGTTGCTTCATGGCGATCTGGCCGTCGAACAGTTCGGAACAGTCGTTCGAAGGTCCGGTACACCTGGACGCGTCGATCAAAGGCGGCGTCACGTCGGCCGTCGTGATTGATACCGCGTTTGTCGCGAACGGGAACTGGACGCGGACATCCATGGTCGCGGCCACGGGCGCATCCGGCCTGCCGTCCGGCCCTGGCACCTTCACGCCCGCGGGCGCGATGCCACCAGCCAACCTGGGCGCCATGTCCGCGGTCACGGCGAACCCCGCGACACCCTGGACGACGGGGCAGCATGTCCGTCTGGCTGACGGGTCGTACGCGTACTGGGACGGGACAGCCTGGGTCGCGGGCGTGGCGCCATGACGCATGGCGGTCACTGAAGGATTCCAGCATCGGATCGTCATCGAAGGCCCAGCCGCAACCGTGCGGCTGGGCTATCAGCATGCCGCGACCCTGGGACCGTGGCGCGTCGAAGGCGATCACTTTTCCGCCGCGGTCGATCGCGTCGACACGTTCCGGATTACACAGTCGCCGCTCACGCTCGAGATTCCGTACCCGACCGGCCCACCGACCAGGCGGACGCTGGCCGACGTCCAGGTCTCGGCCGGCCGGCTGTCGGCCCGTCTTCTGAGAAACCGTTAGGAGTCCCATGGGATCGCGCTATCGCAAACAGGAAGAACACAGAATCACGCTGACCGACGGCGACTGGCTGCTGGTCCGTAAGCACCTGACGGCCGGCGACGAACGCGAAGCGTACGCCCGCGTGATCAAGGGCGGGACGTTTCATCCAGGCGAAAAACCGGGCGTCGACCCGGAACAGCTGGGCATCGCGCAAGTCGTGTCGTACCTGCTGGACTGGTCGATCACCGACGCCGACGACAAGCCCATCCGGATTCGCGATCAGTCGTACGACTTCATCGCCGCGGCCCTGAAAAACCAGACGCCGGAATCCCTGCGAGAAATTATCGAAGCGATCCAGACGCACGATGCCGCGATGACCGAAGCACGGGACGCGGAAAAAAAAAGCCGGGATGGGACGCCCGCATCCGTTCCGACCTTTACGTCTGTCGGCTGATGGGATGGACCTATGACGAACTGCTGGACCTGCCGGCCGACGTCTATCAGGTCCTGGTTGATCAGCTGAACGCCGAAGCCCAGAAGAAATAGCCAATGGCCCTGTCAGCGACCTTTACGGCGAACTTCACGAACTTCTACGACGCGGTCGACAAGGCCGACGTGAAGCTGGCCGATCTAGGTTCGGGCGCTGAACGCGTGTCGGGGCAGCTGTCCCGTATGGCCGATCAGTTCTCCGGCAAAAAGATCGTCCAGGACGCCATGCTCATGGTCAAGGCGATCGACGGCGTCGAAGGCGTGACGAAGCTGACCGAAAAAGAAATGGCGCGGCTGGGCGCCACGACCAACGAAGCGGTCGCGAAGCTAAAGGCGCTGGGCAAGGACGTGCCGAAGGATCTGCAGGCCGTCGCCGACGCCACGAAGAACGCGAACAAACAGACGACCGACTGGCTGGGCGGCCTGGGCAAACTGGCTGCCACGATGGGGATCGCGTTCTCCGTCGACGCGATCATTGGATTCGGCGCGTCCGTCCTCGAGCTCGCGTCCCACATCAAAGACCTGGCAACACAGTGGGGCGTGTCGATCCAGGGCGTGCAGAAGTTCACTGGGGCAGCCAAACAGTTCGGCGTCGACGCGACCGCGATCGGGAAGTCGCTGCAGTTCCTCAGTGGCGAACTGCAGGGCAACAGCAGCGAATATGAAGCCCTGTTAAACAACCTGGGCCTAACGCGCGAAGGCCTGCGGAAGCTGTCGACCGAAGACGCCTTCAAACTGATCCTGTCGCGACTCACCGGCATCAAGGACGAAGCACTCAGACTCGATAACACCCTGGCCGTCCTCGGTCCGTCCGGCAAGGCGTACGCGGGCGCGATCGGCGATGGATTCCTGGACGCCATGGCGAAGCAACAGACCTGGTCCGATGACATGGTCAAACGCCTAGCCGACGCCCAGCAGACCTGGAAGAACTTCTGGGATTACGTGACGCTGTATACCGGCGAAGCGATGTACACGATCAGCTGGGCGACCGAAACCCTGACAAAGTCGTGGGGCCGGATGTTCGGGGCGATGTACGCCTACGCGAAAGATCCGAAGCTGGGCGCGGCCGTCTTCCTGCTGCAGGAACACGTCAAGGACCTGACCGAAGAACAGAAAAAGGCGACCGACGCCACGAACAAACAGAAGGCCGCGGCCCAGGGCGCGGCGACGACGACGGACGTCTATGGGGGCGCCGTCCTGAATACGGCGCTGGTCCTCGAGCAAAACGCGAAACGGGAAAAGGCGCTGAAGGACGCTGAAGCGGCCCGCGCGAAACAGTTGTCCGAACTCAAGGCGAAGGAAGACGCCTACCGGAAGACGGTCGAAGCCCAACAGAAGGCCGTCGTTGATCTGTCTATGGCGCTGTCAGGCAACGGTCTGATCAGTCAGGCGACGAAGTACCTGTCGGCGCTCGAAACCAGTATCCCGATTAGCAAAATGACGGCCCAGGCCCAGGCCGAAATTGGCAAGGCCATGGCCGACGCGATCGACGTGTTCATCGCGGCCGGCGAAGTCGCGCCGAAGGCCATGATCGACATTTGGCTGGAAACGAAGATCGCCCGCGACCGCGTCGTGGAATTTAACTTCAGCCTGGACGAACTCAAAAAGCGGTACCTCGACCTGACGCAGATGCCGAAGTTTGACCCGTTCAAGGTCACGGGTCAGCCGGATGTCCCGCTGGGCGAACCGCCACCGGAATTTACGCCGGCTGAACGCTTCCACCAGATCCTGGGCGACATTACCGAAGTCACAAACGCTCTGGGGAATCTGGGCGGGACGATCGGCGGGTCGGTCGGAAACGTCCTCATGGCGATCGGCAATGTCGGCGTGGCACTCCATGATGGCGCCGTCGCCGCGGGCGATATGAAAAAAGGCCTGCAGGCACTCGACGACGGGAAGACGTCGCAAGGACTCGCGAAGATCGCGACGTCCGCGATCGTCCTGGCCGATAACTTCATGCGTGTCACCGAAGGCGCGGGCGTGCTCGAAAGCACGCTGTCGGGCGCGGCGATGGGCGCGTCGTTCGGATGGGTCGGCGCGGCGGTCGGTGGCATGGCGGGACTGGCCCGCGGCATGGCGAACGCGTCCGCGGCGTCAGACGACCTGGACATTGCCACCAGTCGACTGATCAACAGCCTGCCTGGCTGGGTCGAATATGCGGACTTTCAGGACGCGTTCAAGAACGTCACCGGCGCGGATTCGATCGCGGAATTGCAGGTCGCCTGGGAAGCCCTGATCGACGAAGTCGAATCCACCACGATGCGGGACAAGCTGATCGACGCGGCAGGCGGCGTCCAGCTGCTGCAGATCGCGGCCGAACGGGCCGGCGTCGACATCACCGCGCTATTCACCGCGGACGGTCACTGGTTGAAGGAAGAAATCGACAAGCTGACTGAAGCGTTCAAGGTCCAGGACGAGAATATGAACACGCTCACCGAAACGGCTGAGCGTTACGGCTTCACGCTCGCCGAACTCGGGCCGGCCCTGCAGGGGCAGGAACTCGACAAACAGGCCCAGCAGCTGTACCAGGACTGGGAAGTCCTGAACGCGGCCGGCCTGCGGACGGTCGACATTTCTAACCGCATGGGCGAGTCCGTCAGCGCCTACGTTAATACCGCCATGAAGCTGGGACACGAAGTCCCAAACGCCATGAAACCGATGCTGGAAGACATGGCGAAGGCCGGCAAGCTGACCGACGAGAACGGCGAAGCGGTCGAAGACCTGGAAAAGTCCGGCATCAAATTCAGCCTGACCATGTCCGAAGGATTCCAGCGGTTGATCGGCGTCGTCGAAAAGCTGACCGAATCGATCAGCATTTCGCTGGGACTCGCGATCAAGAACGTCCCGCAACCAAAGATCCAGGGACGCGTCAGCTGGGACGTCGACGATCCCGCGGGCGCGGCCCGCAATGCGGACACGTCCCAGGAAACCAACCGCAACAGTTTCGCGAACGGGACAGGCGGATTCCGCAATTTCGGCGCGGGCACCCTGGCTATGCTCCACGGCTGGGAAGCGGTTGTCCCGCGGTCGGACGCCGCGGCGTTCGCCCAGGTC